ATATGGAAGATTAAACATTGAAGCAGGCGAAACTGTATTTAATGAAAATTCAACTGACCTAGACTTCCGAGTAGAATCTAATGGTAATACTCATGGATTATTTGTAGATGGTGGTAACAATGCAGTTCTTATAAATAAAAGCTCTCCAACACAAAATTATTATCACTTAGACGGCACAATAATTGCTGGTTTTGAAATGTTTGGAACAGCTAACGCAGCAGGAAGAATGAGTGCATTTACTTATGGTTCTGCTGATACTGGCGGACATTTAATGACTTTTGGTAAATCAAGAAGTGCTACACCAGATAATTACACAATTGTTCAAAACGGAGATCAATTAGGAAGAATATCTTTTCAAGGCACAGACGGCACTCACTTTGTAGCCGCAGCTCAAATTCATGCCACTGTTGATGGTACACCTGGTGCTAATGATATGCCAGGGCGATTAAGTTTTCACACGACTTCTGATGGTGGTACAACTTTATCCGAAAGAATGCGTATAGATAGTTCTGGAAAAGTTGGAATCGGGACTTCAAGTTTATCTACTACACTGCACGTTAATGGTACAATTTTAGGAACTGGCGGTGTATATATTAGTGCTTTTGACGGAGATAAACTAATAACTGATGCTTCTCAAGGTGGCGGTAGTGATGCTTTATTCATTGGTAACGCTCAAATACAAGTATCGTCTGATGCTAGAATAAAAAAAGATGTTGTTAATACTAATATTAATGCAACAGAAGAACTTAAAAAAGTAAGAGTAGTAGACTTTACTTGGGATGACCCGAAAGACCAATCATATAATAATAAAAACGCTAGAGGACAATGGACAGGTGCAATAGCACAAGAATTAATATCTATTTTTCCTCACATAATAAATGCACCTAGAGATAAAGAAACATTAAAAGTAGATAACGATTCTGAGCGAAAATGGCTGGTAGAGTATGAAAATCTAGTGCCAATATTAATTAAATCAATACAAGAACTAAGTGCTAAGAACGATACACTAGAAGCAAGAATAACAACCCTAGAAAACAATTAACAAACAACAAGGAGAAAACAAATGGCAACAGAATACACATGGTCATTTCCAAACTTTGAAGTTGATGCAGACAACAAAGTCAAAGTTATACATTGGAGACTTGACGCTGTAGACGGAGAGCATAGTGCAGGAATGTATGGCTCTGACTCTCAAACTAGCGACCAAGACTTCGATACAATAACTAAAGACGAAGCTAAAGAATGCGTCATTGAACACTTAGATACAACTGAGGATGAAATGAAAGCAAATCTAGATACACAAATAGAAGCATTAAAAAATCCTAAAACAACATCTAAAAATAAGGAGTGGTAATGTTTACACTAGACAACAAAGAATATGATGAAACTAAATTATCTGATAAAGGTAAAGCACTCTATCAAAAGCTAGTAAAAATAGGTGCTGATAAATTTGATTTAGATATTCTTGCAAACCATTATACAGCTCTTCTACAAGCAGAGTTACCAAAAGAAGAAGAAGAAAATGGAACAGGACAATAGAGAAGCAATTATCCGTATTGAGGGTAAATTAGAGCTTATAGATAATAAAATTAATACTCTTAAAGATAATCATCTCTATCATGTCGAAAAAGATATGCGTCAACTCAAAGCTCTAGTATGGTTTATTGGTACTACAGTATTTCTACAAATGTGCTACTTAATTATTAGAACTCTTATGTAGTATTGCACGTATTGTGTAAATCATATAAAAATCAAGTATGTCTAAGAACTCGGTTATACTTGTTATTTCAGATACTCATTGTCCTTATCATCATCCTGATTTAATACCTTTCTTAAAAGCTATTAAAAAAAAATACAAACCTGATCGTGTAATTCATATTGGGGATGAAGTAGATTCACATGCTATATCATTCCATGATTCTGACCCTGACCTATATAGTGCAGGTGATGAACATCAAGCCTCGTTACCTACAATCCATCAAATGGAAAAATTATTTCCTAAGATGGATCTTATGGATTCTAACCATGGATCATTAGTCTATCGTAGACAGAAAGCTAGTGGTCTACCAAGAGCTGCTATGAAATCATACAATGATTTTTTAGAAGTTGGACCTGGTTGGAAATGGCATGATGATTTAATTATTACTATGTCTAATGGACAGCAAGTATATTTCTGTCATGGTAAAGCTGCCAATGTCCTAAAAGTGGCACAGCAATATGGCTGTCCAACGGTTCAAGGTCACTATCATTCCTCTTATTCTATTTTGTACTGGGGAAATCCAAACAGTCTAAACTGGGGTATGCAGGTAGGCTGTCTTATAGATGCCAAATCACTTGCCTTTGAATATTGCAAAACACAAAAGTCCAGACCCATTATAGGTTGTGGAATAATCATAGACGGACTTCCAAAATTGCTCCCAATGGTATTGTCAAAAGGAGGCTTTTGGAATAAAGTGTGTCCATGAAAACACTAGATAAACAAGTCAAAGGCGATCATTATAAAAAGTTTATCATACAGCCTGCTGAGTTTATCAATATTAATAATCTGCCTTATGCAGAGGGAAATGTTGTAAAGTACGTTTGTCGGCACAAAATGAAGGGTAAAAAGGAAGATATAGAAAAAGCTATACACTACCTGGAAATGATTATAGAAAGAGATTATGAATAACGTGGCAAGAATGGAAATTCCAAACAGGATGAGATCCGTAAATGTTCGCATGATTATTGACGATATGCCAATCGTTGCTACACTAGATCACATTATCTCAAAAACTGGTATTACGCCTGCCGCAGTGTGGGTAAAAACAAAGAAATCAGAGTCTACATTAGATAGAGAGCTACGCAGCTCTGGTAAGGCTGTATCTTTATTGTTACAGTATGGTTGCTCTTTAAAAGAAATTTCAGAAACATTTACTAGAGATAGTATTATTGGCTCTGTTGTTTGGTATTTGCATAAAGAATTAGATGGTATTTTACAAGGCGATCAACCTGATAAACTACCAAAACTATCTACGCAACCGTCAGGATATACAATAAAATGAACGAAGTTAAAGATAGAATTAAAGCACACGAAGGCTATCGTTTAGAACCATATCATTGTACTGAAGGTTTTCTTACTGGTGGATATGGACATAAGATACTAGATGGTGAAGAAGTACCAACTACTAAGGAGGGTTGGGATAGCTTATTTAACAAAGATTTTGAAAAGGCTTTAAACGGTGCAAACAGCCTCATAGAAGAACATTTGGAGAACACTGGGTGGATAGACCTAGAAGATCATAAAAGGAACGTCATACAGGGCGTTTTGATCGAAATGTGTTTTCAATTAGGACAAGCAGGTGTCAGTAAATTTAAGAAAATGTTTAAGGCATTGGCTGAATGTAACTTTGAAGAAGCATCTGCACAAATGAAAGACTCAAAATGGAGACAACAAACTCCAGCTAGGTGTCTTGAACTTAGCACTATTATACAAACTATTTAAGGACATATTATGTGGTTATCACTTTTACCTACAGTCTTAAAGACTGGAGCATCTATATTTGCAAATAGACAAAAAGCAAAAGTCTTGATGTCTGACGCTGAACTTTTACACGCACAGAAAATGGCTAGTGGAGAAGTTGAGTATCAAGCTCAAGTTAGACAATCAAATGACAAAGGATGGAAAGACGAGTTCGTTTTGATACTCGTAAGCATGCCAATTTTGCTTTTAATATGGTCTGTATTTTCTGATGACCCTTCTATACAAGAAAAGATAGATATATTTTTTGACAAGTTTTCAAATCTACCTTTCTGGTACCAGGCTTTATTTATTGGAATTGTGAGTTCGATATACGGACTTAAGGGAGCCGAGATATTTAAAGGTAAGAAATGATCTGGGTTATAACAGCCATGTTATGGTACCACGATGTGGATAAGCCAAAGATGACAGATTATATGATTAAATCTTTTGATACTAAGTTTGAGTGTATTGAATATACATGGGAGAACAAAGTAGACATGATAGATGAACTTCTTGATATGCACAGAACCTTAGATGGCAATGAACTTAAAACATTTGCGTTCTATTGTGAAAACAGATTTGTAGAATTAGAAGAAGTATGAAGTTATCGGACAGCACATCCATCTCTCTCCCTGCTCGTAACCTTTTAGCAATTTTGGCAGCGGTTGCGATTGGCACCATGTCATATTTCTCAGTGATTGAACGCTTAAATAAAATTGAGACTACATTGCAGTTAATGGAGAAAGACCTAGAAGCTGCTAATACCTTTATTGATTCTGTCCCCAAGGGCGGGATGGTCAGTCCACAAGTTCAAGAGCTTTACATGCTTGTGGAATATCTTGGTGAGAATGTAGACAAGTTAAAAGAACAAATGGAAGCAGAGATACCAATGATATTGAAGAACGACATGGTCATACAATTTCACGAAGAGAGACTAATAGACTTGGAAGAGAGAAAGAATGGAAACCATTAAAGTTGTATTTGCAATACTAATGATACAAAACGGTGCTACAGTAGAAATGGTTCCTACGGAAGGTCTTTCAGATTGTTTAAAACAAAAACGTCTTATCACTAGAAATATTGGAGAAGATCAAGAGGGTATTTATATGCAGTGTAAAGAAGTAAAAGCAGAAGTATATGAAGATATGGGTAGGTTAAAAATTAAAAAGATATATGAATAAAAAATGAAGTATGAAAAAATTAATATTGATTTTATTTTTATGCAGTACGTTTGCATACGGTGATAATGATGTTACAAATACAGGAGCAACAACTAACGACCAAGTAAACAGTGCTGGTAGTAACACCGCCATAACAGGAGGTTACAGCTCATCAAGTTCTACAACGTATCAAAGTGGTTCCTCAAGCAATACAACAAGCAGTTCAACTACCAATAACAATTCATATTCTGGAGATCAAAGAGTTGTTCCTAGTGCTTCAGCACCAGCAATAAGTTCTATGTCGCAAGACTTGTGTACTACTGGTGTCTCTGGAGGCATACAAAAATTTGGTTTAGGTGCAAGTGTTGGGATTACTAAACGTGATATGAACTGTGAAAGAATGAAACTGTCGAAGCTTTTATATGATTTTAACATGAAGGTAGCTGCGGTATCTATATTGTGTCAAGACGCTAGGGTGTTTCAAGCTATGGAACACGCAGGAACACCATGTCCATTCCAAGGTAAGATAGGAGAATCTGCTAGAGAAGAATGGAAGAAATACGATAAACAAAGACCAGATTATGAAGAATATGTAGCTGCATTACGTTACATGGAAAAAGTTGATAAAAAGATAGTTGATAATTTAGAAGCAGGGGAAACTAATGAACAAATTATTATTGACAGTAACGGCAATCCTATCAATCTCGGTAAATAGTTTTGCTGAAACCGTAGTTTTAGAAGATACTCCAAATCCTGGAGACACAACAATTATAGAAACTATTACGAGTGGCAACCCCGTAACAACTGGAAACTTACTTTCACAACAATGGAATGATGGCAGTTGGGAAGGAACTATGTTTCCTGACAGCAGTGACATTAACGAAAATATTTACCTAACTGGTAAAGATGGTAAATACGCAGAGTCCACAATTAATTCTGAAGGTTTGCTTACTGAACAAGAAATACAAGCTGGTATAACATCAACGCTTACAGCAAAAGTAAGGTGGTGGAACCAATGGCAAAGCACAGTCACCATGACTCAAACTGCAACAAGTGAATTAGACACAACAACACAAAGCATTATTTTAGAAGATACAACAAATCATAATAATCAATTTAATTCACATACAAACACTTTAATTATTGCACCTGACCCAAACAATGGTCATGGTACTTTATCTGCAAGATTTAGTTTTGACATAGAAGATGCAGCAGGCAACTGGAATAATGGTCATAGTGGAGCTGATGTTATTGAGCCAAATCTACAGTTAAACTATAACGCATTATCATCTACAACTGTTACAACTGTAGAGTTTTGTTGGGAAAAAAATCCACCTACTTGTCCAGGACAAGATGAAATAGCTGATGTAATAGATATTATTGAAGAGTTAGAAGATTTAGATTGGGAAGAAAATATTTATGAGACCGACACGATTACAGGCTACAATCCTAGTGATATGCCTATTGATAATTTCTTTATGGGAAACGATATTGAATACGGTTGGGAATATGAAGAAGAAACTTTTGAAGCAAAAGAAGAATATTTAGAACTTGACGATTTTTTTTTTGAAGAGAATTACGTTGAGTATAACGATTACGAGGAGCCTGAGCTGGCATACATTCCTGAAACAACTTTGGAAATGGAGCTAGATTGGAATGATTCTAATGTAGATTTATTTAACGATTTGCCCTTGATTGAAGAAGTTTATGAGACAGTTACTGAAGAAATGTTCGTAGAAGAATTTACAGATGAAATGCAAGAGGACTTTATTGAAGAGATAGAAATAGCTGAAGAAATAACAATAGAAGAAGCACAGCCTGAAAGTGAACCTGTTGAAGAAATTACAATGATAGAGGAAGAAATCATTGAGGAAACACCAAATGAAATTGAAGAACAACCCAGTAGCAAAGACATTGTTGCAGACGAACCAGAACAAACAACAGAAGTTGCCGAACAAGAAGAAACAATCGAGGAGCCAGTTGAAGTCGCAACTAATGAAGCAAGCACATCTGAAGAACCAACCGCCACTAAAGAAAATGTGGAAGTTGATTTAGATTTTAAAGTTGCTAAAATTGAACAAGCTATACAAGGTAAAATTAAAGACGTTGCTCAACAAGTGAACGCAACATTAACAGTTGTGAATGAGTTAGTAAGTCGTGAGATAGCTGCACAAGAGCCTGATATGTCATCTTACTTTTATGCTAATCAAGCATTGTTTGACGCTAAAGAATTACCATCAGGTAATGCAGATTTTTTTATACAAAACAATTTAGATGAATACAACAAGCCAATATACCTTGCACAAGCAGATATTGGTGGAACTGATCCAGTTGTGCAATATCAAATTAAAGTCAACAAAGCTCGATCTGAAACAGATCAAGCATACAAAAAATTAAAGGAGTTATTAAATGCAAGGAATGGTATCTAAACTTCAGACAGTTGGAATGTTAATCGCATTGGTATCTGCCATTGGTGGTGGGTTCTATACTTGGGGTACTTTTAACCAAAGATTAGACGCAATCGAGGGTAAAGATTTTGTAGTCAATCAAGAAGTAGATTTGACTGAAGTTTATAAATCACTAGAAGAATTAAAAGCTGATATTAAAATAAACGGAGCAGCGATTGAATACTTAGATGCTAAACTTAACGAATTGAAAGCAGAACAAGACAATCCATTACTTAATTAGTTTTTCATAAATCTTTTCAACATATCAACAGGATTGATACCATCATCTTCAAGAATGTCTTTATAAATTCTATAGACATAATCATGTTCTAAGCCTGCTAAAGAACAAACAAATTTGTATTGTTCATCTTGTTGTTCAAACCATAAGCGTGATATTAAACAATTATAAAATGCTTTTAGCTTAACTTGTGATAAGGCATATCCTTCACCATCAGTGACTCTAAATTTAGGTCCTACCTTTTTTTCTGGTGCGTCAAATATTTGTACGTAATTGAAATCTACTCTTGCATCGTGAAAAGCCTGCATTAACACTGAGACCCAAAGTAAACCTTCAGGCGTTAAGTCATTTTTATCTACAAAATGTTCATGATTTGTTTTCACACATACAACATACCATATCTAGATGCTTTGTCTACGGTTGGCACTAATAGTCTGCCATAACTGGCAGATTAGCTTGTTGTGATCCATTTTATATTCAAACTTTAAATATGTTTCTTCTGCTAAA